AAGTAATGTCTACAGAGGGCTGACAAAAAATGCCCTCTACCTATTGACAAGATGTTTGTAAGTGGTTACAAACACGGCAAGGAGTGATTATGAGTGTTCCACCAGATAAGTTGATGGAGTTAATGCGAGGCGGTCAAGCGGCTGCGGGCGCACCCACCCCTAATGAATCGCAAATGCCAGAAGATATGGGTGAAATGGAGCCGCCTCCAATGGCCTCCCCCATGTCTACTCCAGAACCTAAAATGGGAAACAAAGAAGCCGCACTTATTAACATAAGCATGGCTATTGATTTGCTTGAACAGTCCCTACCCGCTTTTGGCTCAGTTTCCGAAGAGGGGAAGAAAACCCTCAACGCTATTCGTGCACTCAGCGGATTGATTGGTCAGAAAAAAGGCAAGACTGACGAGTTACAGCAATCTGAAATTCTTCAGTTATTGCAAACCTTGCCACAGGCGGGTGGTGCTACCCCTGAAGGCACAGCAATGGCTCAAGCATCCGTCCCTGGTATTCCCCCTCAAGGCGGTATGCCTCCCTCTCCCCAAATTTAAGGAATCAAAATGGAACTTTTTAAGCCTAGAGGCGCAGCAGCACCTCGCAAACCTACAGACAATAACCAACAAAATGGCGTTGTTACCAACACTCCCCGTTTTTCACAATTCGGTGGTTTGACTGGCCCCAACAAAATAAGTAAGTCAGCTATGGCTGTCCAAAAGCCAGCAGACGGCAAGCGTGTAATTTAATCGTATAAAGAGGGTAACTTTATGTCACTAGAAAATCTTTCCTTAGAAGCCCGTGATGAGTTGGCGGCACTTGCTCAAACTCTTGCGGAAAACCCAGAAACTCGCAAAGATTTCTTGCGTATGACTAAGAAGGTTAAACCAGACCTTCCTATTCCAGAACTTGACATTGAAGACTACACGCACAGAGCGGTCAGCCGTTCTGAAGACCGTGTGCAAGCCTTAGAAGCCAAGTTGCGCGAGAAAGAAGCAGTTGAAGAACTGCAAAAACGCAGACAGAGTTTGATGAAAAAGGGTTTGATTTCTAATGAGTCAGAAGTCGGTGATGTAGAAAAAATTATGTTGGAGCGTGGCATCACAAATCACGAAACAGCAGCCGAATACCATCAGTGGATGAAGCAAGCAGCAGTGCCTACTTCAACTGGATATAACCCAAGTGCTGTCAAGCAATTTGACTTGAACAAGTATTGGAAGAACCCAGTCGCCGCTGCACGGAACGAGGCAATGAATGCGCTCAATGACTTGCGTAAACCGCAACGTCCTATTGGGTTGTAAGAGGGTAATTTTTTTTCACAGGAGGCCTTATGGCTATTGGCGGCGGCATCCTACCAGCAACAGGGTCAGCACAGTTCAACGAACTGACTTACGTTACTCGTAGAGCCTTTATCCCCAAGCTGGTTGTCCAGCTTTATAACTCGACACCCCTCATGGCGGCTCTGATTGCCAACAGTCAGTCTGCTTCTGGTGGTGTTTCTTCAATAACCGTTCCTGTCCAAGGCGCACAGTTTGTGAACGCTCAATGGTCTGACTACAGTGGCTCTTTTGCCCAGCCGTCAGTCCAACAAGGTGCTTACAACGCTGAATTCGACCTGAAACTGATGATTTCTCCCGTGCCGTTCCTCGGTATGGAAGGCGCAGTTCAGCAAGATGCCGCTATTATTCCGTTGATTGAAGCTCGTATGAACGATGCAACCAACGTGATGATGGATGCAATGGCAACTGCCTTGTACACAAACACAACCAACACACAACAGTTTATCGGTTTACCCGCTGCTGTTGCTAACTCTGGCACATACGGCAACATTGACCGTTCTGCCTACACTTGGTGGAAGTCTTCACAGTATGCCGCTGGCTCTGTGAACCCAACCCGTCAAAACATTCTGCAATACATTTCTGGCACAGTAAAAGCTGGTGCTGAAATGCCTAGCTTTGGTGTTTGCGGTTTTGGCACTTGGACACTATTGGCTCAAGACTTTGTTGGTCAAGAACAATACGTTATCACTCCAGGCGCAGGTTTTGATGGTGAAACCAACGGCCCTGCCGCCGCTTTCCGTGCTTTGATGGTTGCTGGCGTACCTATCTATCCAGACCCTTACTGCCCTGAAGGTACTGTGTACTTCCTGAACACTAACTACTTGTCTCTGTACATCCATGAGCAAGGTTCGTTTGTGTTTACAGGCTTTGAGTCCACACTTCCGAACTGGCAAATTGGTTATGTTGGCGCAGTTTTGATGATTGCCGAATTGGTGAACGTCAAGCCTAAGTCAATGACCAAGGTGACGGGTTACAACTACCTTTCACTGTAAGGAGAAAAAGACATGGCTTTAGCAATGAACAAAATCATTCTGGCGAATGCAACGACCAACACTGCTGGTGCGTACTTCTCCAACGTATCACTGACTGCCGCTAACGCAGGTACTGTGATTCCCGCAGGTACATACCTGGTGTTTCCCGCAGCCAACGTAATTGTTACTGCAAATAACGGCTCATCCATCGCAACCTTGCTTGCCAATAATACTGGCGGCATGATTTTGTCTGATGGCGTGAACGTGTTTGCACAGTCAATTATTGCTGGCGCAGGTGCTGCCACTGCTTTGACCATCAATGGTGGTATCAACGCAAACAGCACTTACACAAGCTAAGGAGACAGTATGAACTCGAATCATGTAGGTGCACTGTATCCCGATAGTTTTGGTAATATTTTGATTGGACACACCTCTGCTCCCGTAGGTTTGGGAAGCACAGGTAATGCCGTTGCAACTATTCCAACAATCGGTACAAACTACATTGTTCGCCGTATTACTGTCCAAAATGCCAATGGAAGTGTTGCCGCTGCCAACGTCACTATCATTAACAGCAATGATGGTGTCGTAGCAAACGCAGTTTCAAACGCAGTTGTTTTGGCAAATATCACAGCAACGACAAAGTATCAGGATTTAGGGTTGACGGCAAACACTGCCACAACAATCTATTCTGGTTCTTTGTTTGTGTGTGTCAATACAGCCGCTGCCGCAAACAACACAGTTGACATCGCAGTGTACGGTGACGTTGTAACACTATGACAGACCTTGTTTATGTAACCAACCATACCGATAAAGACCTGTATGCTGAATACAACTATGTCGGTTATGACTTTCCTATTGGCAAGACAGTTGAGTTGACTGCCCCTGCTGCTAGGCATATGTTAGGTTATGGAGATGAGGAAAAGGAGAAGTATCTTGTCCAGTTGGGCTTGATACGACTTCACAGCGAACTTGAAGAAGCAACGGAAAAATTCAAAAGATTACAAATCTCTGAAGAGTATCCACAAAAGAACTGCTCGTTACCCTCGGCAGTTGGCGTAGTACCCTTACGGATTGAGAAATCCGTTGGGGGAAAGTCCAATCAGAGGGTTGCATAACATGAAGGTAACATGGCAACTCTCTCTTCCTACATCACGGAAGTACAGCGTTTATTGCACGATGCAAACTCTGTCTTCTGGTCTACCTCGGAGCTAACGGACTACATCAACGATGCCCGTGAGCGAGTAGCGAGAGATACTGGGTGCTTACGCACCCTTCAAATTACTGCCACCCCAATTTCCAACACAGGCGTAGCCGCAACCATATGGACTGCGGGTGCTACCGTTACTGCTGGTGAATTTGTATTTAACAGTATCTTTATCTATGAGGTAACTGTCAGTGGTGTACTTGGTAGTACAGCACCAGCGTATCCTTCATCTGGCTACACTTTTCCTCCATCTACTCCATTTACAGATGGCACGGCTACCTTGCAGTATTCTGGCCCTGCGGAAATAATTCCCTATGCCACTATTGCCACAGGCACAACCCTAGACATTCTGAACGTCAATATTTATTGGGGTAACAGTCGCATCCCTTTGCGATATTTACCCTGGTCAAACTTTAACGCACAGCTTCGCTATTATCAAAACTCTGTTGGCAGACCTATCTGTTTCTCTGTCTATGGTCAAAACACTATCTATGTAGGCCCTGTTCCAGACCAAGCCTATGTGGTGGAGATAGATAGCACTATCTTGCCTACAGCATTGAGCTTAAACACGTCCAATGTCAATGACCAAATACAAGACCCCTACACTACTCCTGTTGCTTTTTATGCGGCTTATAAAGCCAAGTACAAGGAGCAAAGTTATGGAGAAGCGGAGATATACAAACAAGAATATGCCAAGCAAGTTCAAGCAGTGTTGAACTCCGTGTACACCCGCAGAATTCCTGACCCCTACAGCTCGTTCTAATCATGGCCTCCGCAGAACAAAAGAAATCTTATGCTGTTTATAAGAATTTTAAAGGCTTAAATACCAAAGCCAATAGAACAGCTATTGATGAAGAAGAGTTCTCGTGGATAGAAAATGCCATGCCTATCGGGTTTGGCAACATCAAAATTGTTTCTTCTCAAGTTGCTTTCAAGGATGGCAGCAATAATGCTATATCGTTTGGCAACACAGTCTCTACGCTTACAAACACCAACCTTGGCTTGTCTGACTATTTGTTGGCCTTTCAAGAAAATGGTCGAGGACAGTATGTTGTCATAGATACAGGCACTGTAGGCAATGTAGGTGTGACAGGCACATTCTCTTCTGCAAACGTGTCTATCGCCCAGTGGAAAAACGAAGAAGTATTTATTGGTGACCCGAACAAAGGACTGTTTACTTGGGATAGCACTGACTTACTTAATGTTGGTGGTGTAGGTCAAATAGGACTTACAAATAGGGGTTCAGGCTACACCTCTGCGCCAGCAGTCACTATCTCTGCACCTAACCAAACAAACGGAACACAGGCAACGGCTGTTTCCACAATTACTGCAAATGCGGTGTCTTCCATTTCCATTACAGAAGGTGGTAGTGGATATACCGCTGCACCAACAGTGACCATCACAGGTGGCGGTGGTAGCGGTGCTACTGCTATTGCCGAAATCCTTACATTTACAAAAGGTGCGCTGTTTATACAAGTTACTAACAGTGGTTCTGGTTACAACCCTGCTTCTCCCCCTGCTGTTACTATTTCGGGTGGAGGTGGAGCAAATGCCGCTGCTACTGCTCTCGTGTTTGGCAATGCAGTAACACAAGTCATCATGTCAAATGTCGGTAACAACTTCACAAGTGTACCTACAGTTACGATAGCTGCTCCCCCGACTCCCACTGGCAATGCAAATGCTACGGTAATCGGTGTACCTAATCTAGAAGAAATAGCTGCTGTTTCTACGTTTTCTGGTCGTGTGTGGGTGGCTACAGGTCGTACAGTTACCTTTTCCTCTGCTACCAGCCCGACTGACTTTACTTCTCTTTCTGCGGGTGCAGAGACAATTACAGACTCTACCTTGCGTGGCAACATACAAAACATGGTGTCTGCCAACAACTTTCTGTACATTTTTGGAGAAGACAGCATCAACGTTTTTTCTGATGTCAGGATTACAAACACAGGCGATACCCTATTCACAAACACAAACGTGTCTGCGTCTGTAGGTAGTAAGCTGAAATACGCTGTATTTCCTTACTTCCGTTCTGTGTTGTTTATGAATAACTACGGGGTCTATGCTTTAGTTGGCTCAACAACAAGTAAGATTTCTGACCAGCTAGATGGTATTTTCCCTTATATAGACTTCACCAAGCCTGTGACTGCGGGTCAAGTCCTGCTTAACAACATCTTGTGTGCCGCATTTAACTTCTACTTGAACTCTAGTTTTCCCACCACCACGGGAGACAGGTTTGTACAGTGCGTGTTTTTTGAGAAAAAGTGGTTTGTTACCAGCCAGGGTGCATTACGGTATGTATCTTCTGCTGCTGTTGGTGGGTTGATTAACCTGTATGGAGTAACAGATACGGCTCTTTTCAAGCTGTACGGGGATGCAACTGCAAATATCTCTTCTGAGATACAGACATCTTTGTCTCCTATGAAAGACCCTATTCGCACCAAACAAGCATTAAAATTTGGTATTGAGGCAACGCTTACCACGGGTGGTACGTTTAATGTAACTGTGGATAGTGAAAATGCTTCTAGCCCTGTTTATGTGTTGAACAACACAGTTACATGGTTCAACAATCAAAGCGTCACGCTTTCTTGGATTAATAATTCTTCGGCGGTTATCGGGTGGTTGACAAGTTCAGGGTACGCCCTGTACAAATCAGACGCACAGCAATACGGTAAGTATTTGGGGTTGACAATCACTAGCACAGACCCTGCGCTAACTGTCAACACAATTGAGTTTGAACATGAATTAAGAGTGAGGTTCTAACATGGCTGTTCCTAATATTTTCGGCACTGCGACTGCGGCAATACCGTTATCTCAACTAGATACCAACTTTGCTACGCCAATTACGCTTGGCAATACTGCTCTGTATCTTGGTAATACCACTACCAGCCTTGGTAATGTGACACTAACAAACGTCACTATCAGCAGTGGTAATGTGATTATTACTGGTGCAAATGTAACTGGCATTGCAAATATCTCTACATTACAAGTAACTTCAAATGTAAGTGTTGGAGGTAATGTTGCTGTTTCAGGAAACATCTCTGCTTTGAATGGGTTTGTCACTATTGGCAATACCACTGTTGGACTTGGAAATACAGCAACTTCAATAGGCAACTTGACTGTTACAAACGCTCTGGTAACAGAGATGCGAGAGACAACAACAGTTTCAGCAACAGCCGCCACAGGAACAATTAACTATGATGCGTTGACTCAAGTTGTTTTGTATTTCACCACCAATGCGTCTGGTAACTTCACGGTCAACTTCAGGGGTTCAAGCGGCATATCGTTAAATACGGTTATGTCCACAGGCGAGTCTTTGTCTGCCACCTTTTTGGTAACCAATGGCGCTACTGCTTACTACAACTCCGTTGTCCAAGTAGATGGCTCTACTGTCACTCCCAAGTGGCAGGGTGGAACTGCACCGACATCAGGCAATGCAAGCTCAATTGATAGCTACACCTATGTAATTATCAAAACAGGAAGCGCCGCTTTTACCGTGCTGGCTTCTGTAACCAAGTTCGCATAAGGACACGCAGATGCCTCGTTTATCCAAAATTGGTGCTGCTGCACTCGCTGCCTTTGGGTGGACAGGGTTGCAATCTGTTACTGCCACCTACCTTGTGGTTGCTGGTGGTGGTGGTGGTGGAAGATTGCGTGGTGGCGGTGGCGGTGCTGGCGGGTATCGAACAAGCACATTATCTCTAAACCCAACACTGTCTTACACAGTCACAGTAGGCGCTGGTGGCGCTGGTTCAACAACCAACGCAGCCAAAGGTGTAAATGGTAGCGATTCTGTTTTTTCTACCATTACATCTACTGGTGGCGGTGGCGGTGCAACTTGCATTGGAACTGCATCATCCCCTATTTTGACTGGAGCAAATGGTGGTTCTGGTGGTGGCGGTGCGGCTGATGGCGTTACAGGTGCAACCTTTGGTGCTGGTGGCTCAGGCAACACTCCATCCACAAGTCCAAGCCAAGGTAATAATGGCGGCTCTGGTATAGGAACTTCAGGTTTTGGTGGTGGTGGTGGTGGTGGCGCTGGCGCTGTGGGGAGTGCTGGATTGACAACTGCTGGCGGCGCTGGAGGCGCAGGAACTTCAAGTAGTATCAGCGGTACATCTACTCCTTATGCGGGTGGTGGTGGAGGCGGTCATAACGCTACTGGAGGCGCTGGCGGTACTGGAGGTGGAGGCGCTGGCGCAAGTGGTTCTAATGCGGGTAGTCCCGGTACAGCTAACAGAGGCGGCGGCGGCGGTGGCGATGGCAACCCCGGCACTAACGGCGGCGCAGGCGGCTCAGGTATTGTCATTATTTCATACACAAGCGCAACACAATTATTTGGTGGTGGAACTGTTACCCAATCAGGCGGTAACTTCATTCACACATTCACGTCTTCTGGCGCACTTAGCCCTTTGTCATCTGTAACAGCAAGTTACTTGGTAGTTGCTGGTGGTGGTGGCGGTGGATATGAGCGTGGCGCTGGCGGTGGTGCGGGTGGTTTGCTTGCATCTTCGGCATCTATTGACACAAACTCTATTTACACAATTACCGTTGGCGCT